GGTGCTCATGCCTGATCTGTGGAGAATATTCAATGATCGTAGAAGTGTATACCTCGATATTGAACGTATGATTGCAGAGGATGAGCTTGTTTCTACAGCTATCGATATTGTTTCTGATAGATGTATAGGTAATGCAGATGCCCGGCAGTCATTCAAAAAACGAGGTAAACGAACAGCTTTTGCTGTGTCCTCGGATAGAGAAGACGTAAAGAAAATTCTGGATGCCCTGAATCTCAGAATTGATATCGAGGATACCATATGGCAGATAATTCATGAGTTTTTCCCTCATGGAAATTGCTTTAGAGAAGTCATTATTGATAAACAATTGATGATGATTAAGGGATTCAAGCAAACTGTTTCATATCAGATATGGCCTAAGACTAATGACCATGGAGATAAACTTCCTGGATGGTTGGTTGTAACTGATAAAGATGTAACCAACCAAGGTGGTAAAGAGCTTGAAGAATGGCAGATAGTTCCATTTATCTATGGTGCCAAAAAAGGATTTTTATCAGTTGCACCATTAGCATCTGCCAGAAGAAACTGGCAAAGGCTATCTAAAATGGAAGATGGAATGGCTGTTGCCCGTCTTGTTCGAGCTTACGATAAGATAGTGCATAAAATCCCGATTAAGACAGAATGGACTCGGGATGAGATTATGTCAACCATTAAACGCTATAAGGATGCTATAACCAAACGTAAACTCCAGGCATCAGATGGCTCTTTAATGAATACTGATAACCCTCTGGATGTTCAGACAGACTTCTACCTCCCAGACGATGGTTCTGGAAAAGGTGGAGTTAATATGCTTACAGCAAACAATACCCAGTTAGGTAACCTGAATGACGTTATCTACCACAGGGAAAAGTTAGTTTGTCGGCTGAAAGTTCCTATTAGTTATCTGCAGTTAATGACAGCTCAGAAAACCCATGTAAGTGGAACTGGGATGTCCGATGCAGATATTGCATTCGCATATACCCTTCAGCGTGTTCAGGACATCCTTGTTAGTGGTCTTGAACGTTTGTATGACCTGGAACTCATGCTTAATGGCATAGGCCCTGAAGAAGGTCTCTATACCATTGAGTTAGCTCCTATATCTACTCAGGATAGAGTTGAGGATGCTAATATTGAACTGACTTATGCTCAGGCAGCAGTCTACTTCGTTGAAGCCTTTGGAGCACTTCCTGCAGACCTCCTGGCAGACAAATTCATGCAGCTTAACCATGAACAGCAGGATATGATGAATGCATTCCTCAGTGCTGATGCTAAAAAGATAATGGATGCAAAAGTTAAGACTATTGAGAATGAAGCTATTGTCCCTAAAGCTCCTTCTCCAGGAAGTGGCAATCAGAATAAATCCAGAGCTGCCAGAAGCTCTGAACAAGTGGGTAAAAAGCAGAGTGTTAGCTTAGATTCTCTGGTAGATATCATGTATGCAGTATACAATGATATCTCTAATGACCTCCGTGAAGAAGGTCAGGACATACCTCCATTTAATGCTGCAGACCGTCTGGAAATTAGACAGAGCATTATCGATCAAATGACTGAAAGTGGAGAACTTAATGTTATTGCGTGAAACTATAGCAGAACATAATGAGGATGCTATTCTGTTTGATGAATTTGAATCGGCTATTGTTGGGCTTGTTGAAACTTTTGGCAAGCCCACTGTAGTCTGCTATGACAAAGAAAAGTGTATAAAGTTAATCCAAAAGTCTACCGGAGGCAAACGGGAAGAGGCAGAGGAATACTTCGAGTTTAACGTTATTGGTAGTTATCTGGGAGATAGTACACCTGTGTTCTTGACCTTAAACAAACATTTATGATTAAGCTAGTATCAATGGATTGTATCGATGGGCTTTACAGCCTAAAACCTAACAGTTATGATGTAATTGTTACCTCACCCCCATACAATCTGGGCATAGATTATAGTTGTAGCTATGATGATTCTATGCCCAGAGCTGATTATCTCAAGTGGATACATGAAGTTTGCACTGCTATGTATTCTGCCTTATCAGATTCCGGGTCATTATTCCTGAATGTTGGCTCTAAGCCTACTGACCCATGCATACCATTCGATGTATTAGGAATGATGCTAACCCAATTCAAATTACAGAATACCTTTCATTGGATAAAAAGTATCTCAGTAGATGACAAAAGTTATGGACATTACAAACCGATAAATAGTCCCCGGTTTGTAAATGATTGCCATGAGTATATCTTTCATCTGACAAAGAATGGAGATGTCCCTCTCGATAGATTGGCAATCGGAGTTCCCTATGCTGATAAGTCAAATGAGAAAAGATGGGATACCGGGTCAATGGTCAGGTGCCGGGGCAATAACTGGTACATACCATACCAGACAATTCAGAATCGAGATAATGATAGACCCCATCCTGCTACATTCCCAGTGGAAGTCCCGGAGATGTGTTTCCTGATACATGGGCTTGACCGGATTAAAAGAGCTTGTGACCCATTCGTTGGAATTGGTTCCAGTGCCATTGCAGCAAAAAAACTTGGGATACCAAAGTTTATTGGTATAGACTTAAATCCACAATATATAGAAAAAGCACAAGAACTTGTTGACGGATATAAACCTGAATGATATACTAGGGTTGTCGTTGAGTATACGTATTGATCTCCATTATGGAAAGAGGGGTTAGCCTAAAAAGCTGACCTCTTTTTTTTACATAGTAAATAGTTCAAAATAATTTTTTTGACAGGACACCATTACCGTATACACATTTGGTAAGCTGAATATAGTAAAAACATGCGAAGGAGTGAGACTGATGTCTAAAGTACAAGCAAAAGTTAAGTTACAGTCTCTCGACCCGACCACATTACGTGCATTTGTAAAGCAAAGCGTAGCAGATAAAGCTCTGGTTCTCCAAGACCACTACCATGTAGCTGGTTCAATGGAAGAGCATCTTTCGATGGTTCGTAATGCTTTCAATGAGTGGAAACGTGAAGAAGAAAACTCTAAGTATTACTGGAGTGGTATTCTTGGCGTATTTGCTGATTCCATCGTATTCTGTTGTGACTCCTACCCTAATGGGGAATTTGAGTATTGCTCAATGACCTATACAGTCGGAGCAGATGGGATAATGTTTTCTGGAGAATGCACTCCGATGTCAGTCACGGTCGTAGCAACTGCTCTTGGCATGGATGCAGAGGAAGAAGAAGGAGACCAGTCTGCTAAGGTAGCTGAAACTCCAACTATTCAAACAAAGGAGGAAGACATCGTGGAAGTAAAAGATGAAGTAACTGCTCAAGATGGTAGCACCAGCGCAACAGTTATTACCACTGATACACCTGTTGGCAAAAGTAGTGATAACCCGAAAGTTGGGACTCCCAAGACTGATGCCGAATCTCCTGGTGCATCCGTTCCTGAGATACCTACTGAAGCAGAATCAAGTGCCCCTAAAGCTGAGAAGTCAAGTGACATCCCAGTTGGTGAAGCCCAAAGAGTTGGAGCTTTAGGAGTTGTTGCCACTGAGATGGCAAAAGCTGCTGCTGGCACAAAGCAAGCTGATTTTTATGGCAAGGATGAGTTTATCGTCCAATCCGGGAATCATGACCTTGCAGAACAATCCATGAGTTATATCACTGTTCAGTCTATCGATGAGAAGACTGATGGAAGCAAACTCATGAAAATCCAGGGTATTGCTACCAGGGGTGATATTGTCAACAGTAAGGGTGAAGTTTATCCGACAACTGTCTGGCAAGCAAACATGCCAAAAATGAACGAACAGGCATCTGCTGGTAAGTTCCTTGGCAAGCTTGAGCACCCGGCTGAAGAGCAGGGTCTGGTTGATGCAGCTATCAAGTTTGAGAAGTTCTGGATGCAGAACTCAGACGTATGGTTTGATGCTACAATTATCCCAACTGAACCTGATGGCAAAAATCTCCAAGCTCTTATTGAGTCTGGGGTTCAGGTTGATCTGTCTTCCAGGGGTTATGGGCAGTTTGCTCAGAGTGACTGGAGAGGCCAGAAACGTAAAGTCATGCAAGACGGCTTTGTCTGTACAGCTTTCGATGCTGTGTGGCAAGGGGCAAGCACCGGAAGTGGTGTTAAAACCGTAACATATCAAAGCGATAATGTCGCTAAGGGAGAGGACAATCCAGTGGAAAATAAAACTCAATCTGCAGAAGATCGAGCAGCAGCAGTTAGAGCCACAGTTGCTCTCGCTGATACCAAAAAGGGCTTGCTTGAGCAGTCTGGTCTCAGTGAAGTCGGCTTAAAGGCTTATCAGGCAGCTATCGATAAGGCTGATTCTATTCAGTCACTGATGGATGCATCTGATGTAATCCTGCCTAGTCTTCAGTCGGTATTCCCGGCTGTAGCCACAGAAGTTGTTGAGCAGTCTTCAACTTATTCACCTACTTTCTACACCAAACAGTCTGCTGAGGAAAGAGCACCCCAGACCGTTGGTGAGATGATCGAAAGACTTGTAGCTGATCTGCCTGACAAGTATGAAGGCCAGAGTGCTCCTATCGGGAATACTCCTTCTCACTTGACCAGTCCAAGAGCTGCTTGTCGAATGATCTTGCAGAATACTGCTAGACTCAGCGAAGGTCAGTTTAATGGCCCTGCAGCAGCACGTAGTCTTCTGGCCCTGGAACAGGGAAAGACTGAGCTTG